GTATACCCAAACGGGTAAAATGAGGACAATTGAAAGCTTGAAAAAACTATACCTATGATGGAGGTAAAACATGGCTAAATTGACACATGGAAGAAGAGTTGGGGAATCTTTGCCGCAATTTAAGGAAGAATCAAAGGCCAATCTTGCTGTTGAAGAAAAGAATAAAAAAATGTTCGCTGGTTTGAAGCGTGGAATAAGTATTTCCAACCAGACTGGAATTGGCCGTAATACTATTATCAGAACTTCTGATGGTTCAGAAATAACTGGCGTTACTTCTGTTGAGATAATGCCTATTTCAAATAATGAATTGGTAACTGCAAAAATTGAATGCATTGTAAATGATCTTGATATTGTTGCAGAGCTTGAGGTCAAAAACGATAGAAAGCTCACAGAAATAATTGAGCAGGAAAAAGCAAAAAGGTTCATGCAGGAAAACATGGACAGAATAAACATCATCAAGGGTAAAAAACTTTAATACCTAACAACCAAACAGGAGAGTATCAAAATGCCATTGGAATTAACTGAAGAGCAATTGCAGGAAAAGATTGACGCTGGTATTGCTGCTGCAACAAAAGGCTTGAAAGAGAAAAATGAAGAGCTTATTGGCAAGATTAAAAAGGCTCAGGAAAAAGCTGACGCTGAAGCTGAAGCTAAAAGGCTTGCAGAGGAAAAAGCAGAGCAAGACAGGCTGGCAGCAGAAGGAAAGCATGATGAGCTTTTAAAACGTGTTAGGGAAAACGCTGAATCTGAAATTAAGGCTTTGAAAGAAAGAGCAGAGAAGGCTGAAAAATCGCTCGAAAAAGCCACTAATTCGCTCAGGGTTATGCTCGTTGATAATGAGATAAGTAAACGCTTGGTTGAAGCAGGCGTAACTAATCCTGACCTTTTGGAAGCAGCCACCGCACTAATTACACCCAAGGCAGAAATTGTTGATGGGGAAAATGAAGGTGAGCAGGTTGTTAAAATTGGTGGAGCTATTCTTGATGACTTCTTTAAGACATGGAAAGAGGGCAAAGGAAAAGCTTTTATTACCAATGGCAATAGCGGCGGTGGTGGTAATGGTTCAGGTAATAATTCTGGTGCTGGTAATGATTGGGAGGTTTATTTCAAGTCTGAAAGCGTAAATCTAACGAAACAAACAGAGCTTCAGAATACTGATGTTGAATTGTACAAACAATTAAGGGCAAAATATCCTCTGGTCACTTCTACACCAGTGAGAGGAGTTAATTAACCATGGGTGATTCCAAATTATGTCCCGTTTGTGAAGAGCCTTTAATTCAAACTGATGAAGGTTATATCTGTGCTGAATGCGATTATACAGAGGATATTTCAAATGGGACTGACAAGGCAGGAAAGGCAAAAGTTGAGGGAAAACATAAAAAAGATAAACAGCCACCAAAGGAAAATAAATCAGCTAAGAAAAGAGTTGGAGATACTGACGGGAATAAGGTTGGGGAGAAGTCAAGACGGGAAAATAATTTATCTGCCAGAAAAGTTGACTTGAACCATATTAATCCTGGTATGCGTCATCTTCCTGAAGTAACTGTTTTTGGATTTGCAATTGGTTATAACCGTATTAGGTACGGTATAAGTAAACCAGCCCATTATAATACTCTCTATGAGAAGAAAATGAGTGGTGCTGAGGCTTTTAAACTTCTGACGCAAATAAAGCGAAAGAATAGAAAAGGGAGAATTGAAACAGCAACATTAATTGAAAATTAATCCTCACTCTGATAATATTTTCTCTGGTTAGGCTAGAGATTAATGACATGGTCAAAATATTGTTAGGATGTTGTGATTGCCTTCAAGGGATTGAGTTAGGCTTAATTCCTGTTCCGGCTAGGCTGGGAAGATTTACTCACAAGGTTTGGGGTATTTCAACCCAGCCTTTTTTGTGTCCAAAATTCATAAATACTTTTATTCATACCTTGGAGGTATAATATGGCACCAAGTAATCTTCAGAATATTTATGCACGTGACTTGCTTGACCAGGCTCTTATCGCTGAATCCGTTCGCAAATCTGCAATGTGGAATAGCGGTTTGATTGCTACTGATCCAACTCTTGCTGCCTTGCTTGCAGCAGCAGAAGGAAGAAAAATCAGCAGGGTTGGCTATGTGGATATTCCTGATCCAGTTGAAGGTGGTAATGCTGCACAGGCAACAACTCATAACCCTGGATATATGGATGACAGTGATACGCTGTTGATTCCTAACGCATCAAGCACCTATGATTATGATGCTGTTAAATGCCTTGTTGCGCATGCTTTGGGACAGAAGGAAATTATCAAAACCTGTTCTTTCCTTCCTGATCCTGTTTCTGCTCTTAATGGGCGTGTTTCAAATTACTGGGCGCGTTTTTTTGACATGTATGCAATTGCCATGATGTATGGCATGTTTGTTAATAACGTTGCCAGTGATAGTGGTGATATGATTTACGGTGATGGTACTTCTCCCGTGGATGAAAATATTATCGTTGAAGGTTGGGGAACAATGGGTGACGCTGCTGAAATGGGTGGTGGTATTTTCGGTTGTCATTCCCTCGTTGCCAAAAATTTGCGCAAACTTCAGTTGATTGATACGATTCCTTCTGCTGATAATCCTGCTGTGTTTTTTGAATATTTCCAGGGTGCCAGAATGATCGTTTCTGACCAAAATCCTGTGTATACGAATGGCACCAATAACACATGTGTTTCATGGCTTGCAATGCCTGGTCAAATTGAATTTGCAAGTTCTGCTATGGGTATTATTCCCTCTGAGACATGGCGTGATCCACGTGTTGGCGTAGGTGCTGGTGAAGAGATGCTTATTACACGCCAGCAGTTTTCCATGACTCCCTATGGGCACAGCTGGTTGGATGCAACAGTAACTGGTTCTGTGGCTTCTGGGTCTATTCCTGGCTTGTCTTCTGGCACAAAACTCTGGCCATCTATTGCTGATCAAAGACTTGCTGCAAACTGGAACAGGGTTCTGGACAGGAAACTTGTGAAAGTTGCCTTTATTCACACGTCTGAACAGCCTCCTGCATAATAACGCTCTGGTCATCCATTAATCATTAATTAAAGAGGCTGTTATGACCATTAACAAGGCAATCATATCACCTGCTGAAGCAGATGTAATTTTGGTTCTTAATGCTGATTGGATTGCATTAGATGAGGCCTATAAAACGGCTCATATTGCCAAAGCATCTACTTATATCCAGACAAAATGGAATTGTACTGATATTGATTGGGAAGATTCTGAAACTTTTCCAGATGAGGTAAAAGAGGCATGCGCTTATTTTGCTTTAGCTGACATGAATGGTAATTTGTATTATGACCTGACAGCCTCTGACCTAACTGGTAAAGGGAATATCATTGAGGAGACTGATAAAGTTGCCTCTTTGCAGTCCACAATTAAATATTCAGATAAAGGAGTTATTTCACAATCAGCTCTTTTACAATACCCTAATGCTTTGATGAACTCTGTTTGCACAAGGCGTGGGGTTGGTTCTGTTAAATTAACAAGGTGCTAGGCCATGACCAAAGGAGATAAATTCAGGCTAAAGGCCAGCCAAATAATTGCCAAATTTGCAGCAGAGAATGGTCTCAGTACATATCAGGAGACAACAACAGACCCAGCGTCAACTTATGATGCAGAAACTGGTGTCAACACTCCTGTTAATTCTCCTCATCAGTGCTATATGGTATTTGATGAAATTGCTGCTGAAATGGCAAGAACAGGCAATTCAACTCCACTTGATCCCAAATATCTTTTGGAGAGTAAACTTTGCTTAATAGCTGGTATGGATATTTCTGTGGAACCAAAGGAAGATGGTTTTATTATTCCTGCTGGCTCAACTACAAGGCACAAAATAAACAAGGTCATCACTGACATGTATAAAGCCTTGTACATTCTTTACATCAACAGGAAGCCAGAATGAGTTCAAAAGAGTTCAAAAAGCAGTTAGACAAGGAATTACAAGCCATCGTTGATCAGGCCAGTGATGCAGTAGCTAAAACAGGCGTTTATGGCTGGAATCTTGTTACTGTTGCAACTCCTGTATTAACAGGAAGGGCTAGAGCTTCATGGCTTCTAAATGTGGATAGGCCAAGTGACGCAACTGTTGCAAAAGTTAAATCAAAGAAAAGGGTTTATAGTGATCCAAAAGAACCTTCTATTTCATTTGATATTACCCGTAATAACGCTATTGTGATTTCTAACAACGTTGAGTATGTGGAATATTTGGAAGATGGCACAGACCAAATTCCAGCTTTTGCAATGGTTGCTACTGCTAAACCAAAAATAGATAAGGAGCTTCAGCGAAGGCTGAAGAAGATAAAGTAATGGCTATGTTAGACTTTACTGAATTCAGACGCCTGATAGAGACTCATTTGCAGGATAACTTCAGCACTTGTCCTATTAAATTTGAAAACGTACCAATTAAAAGAGAAGGTTTAGTTAATTGGATTGCAGTTTTCGATAAACCAACTTTTGCCCAATCTACTGGCTTTGGTGAAACTTCTGCATTAACTGGTGGAGTTTTAATTATCCAGATATTTACGCCATTAGATACAGGCACAGAAGTATCAAGAAGTATTGCTGATGAGCTTGCAGAATTAATTGGCAACAAGGAATTATTTGGTATTGCTTTATCTGTTCCTGAATTGCATTCCGCTCCAGGCAATAATGAGTATTTTCAACAAAATTTACAGATACCATATTTGACTGTTCTTGGACAGGAATATGGTGGATGTTAATAACTGGAGGTTTTAAATGGCTACAAAAACAATTGCCACGAACTTTCTGGTTGCACAGGCTTCAGCGCTTGTTATTGATGCTGCAATGGCAACTGAAAAGATTGTTAGGGGTTTGACTGGTCTGGCACTTCCTATTG